CGACACCGGGCCGGGCCATCAGCAAGCGGGTGATCCTGCAAAAGCTGTCGGCCATGTGCGACTTTTTCGAGATCATCGCCGTGGGTTACGACCGCTGGCGCATCGAGGACTTGATGGCGCTGGCCGCCGATGACGGCATCAGCCTGCCGGAAATGAAGCCTGTAGGACAGGGCTACAAAGACTTCAGCCCTGCCTTGGAAACCTTCGAGCGCATGCTGCTGAACGGCGAGATTGCCCACGCTGGGCATAAGGTGCTTGACTGGTGCATGAGCAACGCGGTAATTGAGCAGGACGGCGCGGAGAACCGCAAGCTGTCCAAGGAAAAAGCGACGGGGCGCATTGACTTGGCCGTGGCTGCTGTGATGGCGGCTGGGCTGATCAACACAACTATCTCTGCAGAGAAGTCCTTTTGGGAAACCGCTTGAAAATCTTTGACCGACTCTTTGGCCGCAAAGCTGCCCAGCTCACCTACGACCAGGTGGCAAGCCTGATCGACGGCGTGAGCGGCGGCACTGTCGCCGGAGTCGCCGTCACGGACAAGACCGCGCTGCAGGTGGCCACCGTGCTGGCCTGTGTAAAGGTGATCGCCGATGGCTGCGCCACACCTGACCTGAACGTCTTCCGTGAACTGCAGGACGGCACCCGCCAGAAGGCCACCAACATTCCCGAATACCGGCTGCTGTCACGCCGCCCGAACGAGTGGCAGACCAGCTTTGAATGGCGCCGCCAGATGACCATCCACGCAGCCCTGACCGGTGCGGGGTTGTCCATCAAAGTGCGCGGCGACAACCGGCGCGTGCGCGAACTGATCCCGGTCATGCCTGGCAACTGGGATGTACGCAAGGTGTCGCGCTATGAACTGCGCTATCGCTGCTGGGATGAGTTCGGCATGATTGGCGAGTTTTCGCCCGAAGACGTGTTCGTCCTGAACGGCGTGCAATGGGATTGGGTGGGCAGCATGAATGCCGTGTCCCTGGCCCGGTCGGCTATTGGCCTTGCCATGGCCACAGAGCGCAGCCAGGCCGCGATGCATGCCAACGGCCTGCGCCCCAGTGGCACCTACAGCGTTGACGCCACGCTGAATGAAGAACAGCACAAGCGCCTGAGTGCCTGGATCAAGGAAAAGACCGGACCGAACCGCGCAGGCGAGCCGCTGGTTCTGGACCGTAACGCGAAGTGGCTCCCGACGTCACAGACTGGCGTAGATGCGCAGCATGTTGAGACACGGCGCTTGCAAATTGAGGAAATCTGCCGTGGTTATGGGGTGTTTCCAATCATGGTTGGGCACTCCGACAAGACCAGCACCTTTGCCAGCTCCGAGGCGTTCTTTGCTGCGCACCTGATCCACTGCCTGGCGCCGTGGCACCGGGCATGGACACAACGTATTGACGAAATGTTGTTGGATGGCGCCGGGCCGTTGTTCGGCGAGTTCGACACCCGCTACATGCGTGCCGGTTCCATCAAGGATCGCGCAGTGTATGCCCGCACCATGGTCGAAATGGGCCTTATGAGCCCGAACGAATACCGCGATGAAGAGGGGTGGGACCCACGCCCAGGCGGAGACGAGTACCTCAAACCCATGAACATGCAGCAAGGTGACGCCGCATATAGTTCAAAGCCACAAGAAGAAGACAAACACGCCCAACAGATCGAGCTTTTGGAGCGCAAATTGTTTGCGCTGGAATCGCGCAACCAAGCAGCGCCAGCGCCAGTTATAAACAACTATGTAAACACGCCTGACGTTAAGTCAGAAACGCACGTTCACAACCAAGCGGCAGCAGCGCCTAACGTAGAAGTGCGCAACGAAATTTCTGTGCCTGAGACAGTGGTTAACGTAGAGGCCGTTATGCCTGAGACGAAGGCCTCGGCCCCTGCTCCTGTGACCGTCATCAACCAAGTGCAACCGGCTGACGTGGTTGTCAATAACGCATTCCCGAAGAAGTCGATTCAGACCGTTGAGCGGGACGGCAATGACGAAATCACCCGCACAGTGACGGAGCATCACGAGTGACAGTCATTGCTGTCCAGTATTGAAGGAGCAACCCAATGTCCATGTCCAACGCCAGCGAAACCAATTTTCTGAACCTTCTGTTCAACAACGCCGACTGGGCCAACGTAGGCGACGCCGCAGGCCTGCAAAACAGCGCCACGGCGGGTAGCTTCTACGTGGCCTTGCACACCGCCGACCCGGGCGACGCGGGCACGCAAAGCACCAGCGAGGCCAGCTACACCGGCTATGCCCGTGTGGCCGTGGCACGCACCGCAGGCGGCTGGACGGTTTCCGGAAACCAAGTCAGCAACACCGCCACGGTGCAGTTCGGCGAGTGCACCGCAGGCAGCGCCGTGGTCACCAACTTCAGCGTGGGCTTGCTGAGTGCTGGCGCGGGCGACATTCTCTACAGCGGTGCGCTGGACGCCACGCGCTCCGTGTCCTCCGGGATCACCCCCTTGTTCAACCCCGGAACCCTGACGGGTACGGTGGACTGATGCTGACATACCGCTGTGCCCATTGCGGCCACGACCTGGGGCCTGTGCCACAAAGCCCAGATCCAGCGTGCCCGGATCACCCGGACGGCGTGGTGGAGGTGTTCGACGATGCCGATCCAGAGCCTGTCTGACCTGCAGGCCGCGTTCGACGCGGGCCAGTGGCACCTGCAGAGGTTCCAGAAAAACGCGGGCACCGCGCACGCATTGCAGTGGGCAGACCCCACCTTTGCCAGCGGCCAGCCTGCCTACGATGCGCATGTGGGCACGCCCATGGTGTTCACCCCCTGCGTGGCCCAGAAGAACGACGCCATTTACTTCCCCGGCATCCAGCCAGGGCAGCACCGCCACCTGACCAGCGCCACGTTCTGGAGCAATCAAGGCACCTACAACGGCGCGGGTTCCATCGTCATTTTTGACCTGCTGGGCTACTACCCGCTGATAGACGGGGACAGCACCGACCTGCAGGAAGCCGACAACACCCTGACCTTGCCCCGGTACACCGATGGCGAAGGCGTGGGCCTGGTGATCGTCAACCACGTAGCCCCAGCCCTGCAAGGCGGCCAGGCCATCATTGCCTACACCGACAGCAAGGGCGTTGCGCAGAGCATCACCGTGGGCGTACCCAACAACGGGCAAAACCTTGTTTGCAGCGGCGTGCGCAACAGCACCGCCACCGACGTGGGGCCGCTCACCGTGTCGCTGGCCAACGGCACCACGGGCGTGCGCTCGATTGACTCCATTCAGTACACCACCCCACCGGGCGGGCTGCACTGCGCCTACCTCGTCAAACCCCTGGCTACCTGCCTGACCGGGGATAGCCTGGTGGCGGTGGAGAAGGAATTTTTCAGCCGCAACGCCGTCCACTGCCCGCGCATTCACGACGGCGCATGGCTGGGCTGGTTCGACCGCATCGGCTCTGGCACTTCGCGCAGCGTGAGCTGGTTCGGTAACTTCGTTTTTGCATGGAACTGACATGGCAATCCAATCTGTAGACAGCCTCATTTCCGCCATCAGCGCAGGCCAGACCGCCCGCTACGACTGGAACAAGATCACCGGCGCATCGGCCTACACGCTGGGCCGCTGGTACGACACCTCGATGCTGGCGGGCCTGCCCATTGCCAACGCATGGGCCGGTACGGCGCTGAACTGGCGCACCTGCGACGAGGCCACGGGCAACGGTACGCAGATTTTTGGCATCCCGCACGGGGGCAACGTCAGTGCCAACATCAAACACCTGCTGAACATGAGCGCATGGAGCACCGCCGCCACGGGCGTGCCGGGTACGCTGATGCTGGTGGACTTGCAGGGCTATTGGCCCGGTATCAGCAACAACACGACCAGCGCCCAGACCCTGGTGGGCACGCCCAGCCTGCGTTATGCCAACGGGGACGGGTGCCGCCTGTACTGGGTGCAGACCGCAGCGGCTGGCGCGACTGCGCAGAACATCGCCCTCTCCTACACCGACCAGGGCAGCACGGCGGGCAACACTTTGCCGGTGACGGTGGCTATGACCGCCTCGGGCATCGCTGGGCATATCAGCCATGCGGGTGTAGCGGCCAACAACTACGGCCCATTTCTGCCCCTGGCCAGCGGTGACACCGGCGTGCAAAACGTCGCCAGCGTGACGTTTTCAGCAGCCAACACCGGCACCGGGGCGCTGTGCCTGGCCCGGCCGCTGGCGCAGATCACTCTGTCGGTGGTGGGCCTGATGACGGAGAAAGACCTTCTCAACCAGATTCCCAGCTTGCCGCAGGTGAAAGACGGCGCGTGTCTGGTGTGGCTGTACGGCGCGGGCGCTGCCACGGCGGCCAGTACTACGTTTGCCGGATCGATTGAAGTGGTGCACGGGTAATATGGCCCTCTACCCCAACGGACGCTACCTGACCAGCTCGCCGGGGCGGCATTTCGGCCCCAGCGTGGGGCTGGAGGTGTACGCGCGTGCGCGGGGTGACCGGCTCAACCGCTTTGTGAGCGACACCTACGCCCGCACGGCCAGCACGCCGGACGGGTACGACGTGCATGGCACGGTGCCCGCCATCAAGGCCGGGGCCATGGCTGCGCGCAAACCATTTGCCGTGGTGGATGGCAGCGCCAACCTGCTCAACGGCGGCCCCATGACGGCCACGGCTGCGCTGTGCACCGTGTCGCAATCGGGCGATCTCTCGCTGGTGGTGGGCCTCTCTGGCACGGCCACGGTGCTGACCTTCACGGGTGACGGTGCCACGCTGTCTCTGACCATCGGCCTGTCGGGCAACGCTACGGTCACCGTAGGCGGCAATGCGGGGTTGTCCATGATCGTGCCGTTCTCAGGCACGGGCGCGGTGGCTAGTCTTGTTGGGGCTGCGAACCTCAAGGGCAACCTGAGCATGACCGGTGGCTGGACGCCGTTTACCGAACTCTCGCCTGAGAACCTGGCGCGGGAAGTCTGGAACGCGGTGGCCTCGCAGTACAACGACGCTGGCACCATGGGGGCCAAGCTGAATACGGCCAGCAGCGGGGGTGTTGACCTCAACGCGCTGGCGCAGGCCGTGTGGGAGTACGCCACGCGCAACCTGAGCACCAGCCCGCCCACTGCGGCGCAGGTGGCAACGGCCATACTGGACGCGGCGCAGGCCACACCGATCCATGCAGATGCTCGTGCAATTAAGGGGCAGACCATTAACGGCTCTGGCACGGCGTCAGACCCTTGGGGGCCATAAATGTCCAGCGTCTGGGGGCGCAGTTTCGGGCTTGCCTGGGGCAATGCCTGGGGGCAAATGGCACAGCCGCCAGAAAACGGCCCAAGCGGCGGCGCAAACTGGACGCGAGTCTATAGGCCAACGCACGATTATTCGAAACGTCGCCGCAGGAATCGGCGCGATGAAATCCTTTTTTTGAGAGGTTGACATGCAAACCAAGCGTCTCGACGTTGGATTTGAACTAAAGGCCATTGGTGCAGATGGCACTGTGGAAGGATATGGCTCTGTCTTCGGCGTGCGCGACAACTACGACGACGTGATTGCAAAAGGCGCATTCATCCAGTCCCTGAAAGACCACAAGGCAGCAGGAACCATGCCCGCCATGCTCTGGCAGCACGACGCGGACAAGCCCATTGGCGTCTGGACGGAGATGGTTGAAGACGAAAAGGGGCTGCGCATCAAAGGCCAACTCGCCATGGAAACCGTCAAGGGCAAAGAGGCCCACGCGCTGCTCAAGATGGGCGCGCTCAACGGCCTGTCTATCGGGTTTATGTCCAAGGAATGGGCCTACGACCGTGATACGGAAGTGCGCACCCTCACGGCCATTGACCTGTGGGAAGTCTCCCTGGTCACCTTCCCCGCCAACGAAAAGGCGCGGGTTACGAATGTGAAGTCTGCCGACGAAATGGCGACTCCAAAAGATGCTGAAAAGGCCCTGCGTGATGCCGGGTTCAGCAAAAGCGACGCGACGGCCTTTGTGTCGCGCGTCATGCGGATGGGAGAAGTGCGGAGTGATTCTGCGAATTCGACCGCCGTGGCAATGAAGGCAGCCGACCGGCTGCTCCGTTCCCTCACATCCTAAGAAAGAACCACCATGCGTAAAGCAAACACCCTCCTGGCCGTGATGGCCGTTCACATGGCTGCTTTCGCCGCCAAGGCTCAAGCTGTCGGCGCTTACGAAAAGCGCGAAGAACCCAGCGTCAAGTCTGTGGCCGATGCCCTGGACAAGATCGCCACGGCCTTCGATGAGTACAAGAAGACAAACGACGCCCGCATTGAGGCCGTGAAGTCCGGCGCCTCGACCGAAGCATTCGACGCCAAGCTCGCCAAGATCGATGCCCATATCGACAGCCTGGGCGAGATGAAGACCAAGCTGGAGAAGATGGAAACCAAGCTGGCCCGCCCTGGCGCGCTGGACGGTGGCCGCCAAGAAGGCGAGAGCAAGGAAGCGGCTGAATACCGTCACGCCTTCCTCGATTGGATGCGCGCGCCCAACGACCATGAGCGCCAGCAAAAAGCCGCAGCCGCAGCAAAGCAACTGGAAGCCAAGAACCGCGATGGCCGCGAAACCCGCGCCACGCAGACCGTCACCTCGACCGGCTCCGCTGGCGGCTTCGCACTGCCCGAGATCATCGAGCGCCAGATTGCCCGCCTGTCGGTGGACATTTCGCCGATCCGCCAGATTGCCACCGTTCGCACTGTCGGCAGTCCTGACTACAAGGAGCTGTTCGACATCAACGGCGCTGGTTTTGAGTGGGTGGGCGAAACCGACACTCGCAACCAGACCAACACGCCAGACCTGGCCGAAGTCGCGCCCACCTTCGGCATGGCATCGGCCAAGCCTCAGGCTTCTGAAGAGTCGCTGGACGATCTGTTCTTTGATGTGGAAAGCTGGCTCACCATGTCCGCCGCCGAAGCCATTGCCCAAGGCGAAGGCGTGGCGTTCATTAGCGGCAACGGCACCAAGAAGCCCACCGGGTTCCTGGCAGGCCCCACGCCCGTCACAACCGCAGATTCCAGCCGCGCCTTTGGCACGCTGCAATACATCGCTTCTGGTCAAGCTGCGGCCCTGCCAACCAGTGCTGACATCTTCTATGACCTGATTTACTCGCTGCGCGCTCGCTACCGCAACAACGCCCAGTGGGTGACGTCCAAGCTGGTTTTGGCCGCGCTGCGCAAGTACAAGGACACGGCGAACCAGTACCTGTGGCAGCCCGCCCTGACTGCCGGTCAGCCTGCAACCTTCATGGGCTACGGCATCACCGAAGCGGAAGACATGCCCGCTGTCGGTGCTGGGGCGTTC